GAAATTCTGGCAGAGATCAACCGCGAAGTCGTTCGTACCATCTACATTGTTGCGTTGCTCGGCGCTCAGTCAGATACTAGTACTAAAGGTATCTTCGACCTGAACACTGACTCCAACGGTCGTTGGTCAGTCGAGAAGTTCAAGGGACTTCTCTTCCAGATCGAACGCGAAGCCAACCAGATCGCAAAGAAAACTCGTCGCGGCAAGGGCAACTGGGTCCTCTGCTCAAGCGATGTCGCTTCTGCTCTCTCGATGGCTGGTGTTCTTGACCATGCACCTGCAATGTCAACCAACCTGAACGTCGATGATACTGGCAATACGTTTGCTGGCGTCCTCAACGGTCGCACGCGAGTCTACATTGACCCGTACTTCCAGTCAACTGCGAATGACCGTGAGTTCTTCTGCGTTGGTTACAAGGGTGCGAGTCCTTATGACGCTGGTATCTTCTACACCCCGTATGTGCCTCTACAGATGGTGCGTGCCGTTGGTGAGAATAGCTTCCAGCCGAAGATTGGATTCAAGACACGATACGGTCTTGTCAGCAACCCGTTTGTTGAGGAAACAAGTGATCTGGAAGGACGCAAGAATCCGTATTACCGCATCGTTGAGGTACGCAACCTCCTGTAATTCTAGTGACGAGTGTCCTAGCTCTAAACCTAAAAACCCCCTGCTTGTCAGGGGGTTTTTTGTTCCCTAAATATGGTAGAGGAGACTAACTCATGGGTCAGATTCCAGGACAGCCAACCAATACCAATCCTTTGCAGACAACAGGGTTTCGTTTTATCATCCAGCGACTTCCTACCGTCACATTTTTTGGTCAAGGTGCAAACGTTCCCGGCATCACGTTCGGTGTAGCTGAACAACCCACAGCATTGTCGATTAAGATTCCTATTCCCGGTGATACTATCGAGTTTGAGGACTTGTCTCTTAAGTTTATGGTTGATGAAAACCTGGCCGATTGGCTTGAAGTTTACAACTGGATATTGGCATTGTCCCGTATCAAAGAGTTGAGTCTCGACGATGTGGGTGGTCAACCCGCAACAGTTTCCGATGCAACGCTCTATATTCTGACCAGCAGCCGCAATGTTAACGTGCGAGTATTCTTTCGAGATTTATTCCCAACGAACATCAGCGGGATAGAATTCGACGCGACCGTGACGGATTTGGATCCTATCGTTGGAGAAGCGACTTTCAAGTTCTGCTACTACGATATCGAAGTAATTGGACAAGATCAATTAAATTTGGAGTTGTCAGAATTCTGTCCTACTGCTCTTCCCCCACCATAATAAACTTGACTTTGCGTGTGTATGGTGTATACTTTATAGTATGAAGCTCGACTTTTATCAGGCGATGTGGGGCCAAGATGCTCCTATAGATGGAACGGATCTCGCTGGGGAGTCCTCAAGAGTCCCAGTTCTCCATAGTAAATGGCTCAACCATTACACAGATGAGAAGCTGCTGATGCGGCGGGTGAGTGCGGAATACAAACGGTTCTATAAGTTGAAGTGGCAATACTACACCGGCAAGCTCTCGCAAGAGGAGTTGGAAGAGCATGGGTGGGAGCCAATGGATCACAAGATTCTCAGAGCCGACATAGAAATATATCTTGATGCTGACGATGAGTTGACTGAAAAAAGAGACAAGCTCGCCTTTCAGAAATCTAAAGTTGAGTTTTTAGAGAAAGTACTGAACGCGATCACTGGTCGTCAGTGGAACATTAAAGGCACTATTGATTGGAGAAAATTTGAACATGGCGAATGATAGTATACCAGCGGGTTTGCTTCGTGAATTGCCGTTCACGTTGACGGACGAAACAAAGAGAACCTACTTGCGACGATGTTACACCTACGCAAAGAAGCACAGTCCTGATCCTTCGACACAGAACGGTGCGTGTTTGGTGGCGCCTAATCAGGGAATTGTTTGCTTCGGTGCAAACCATTTCCCCAAAGGGGTTGAGAACACCGAGGAACGTTGGCAACGTCCTCTCAAGTATAAGTTAGTTGCTCATGCAGAAACCAATGCGATCTTCGCGGCGGCTCGCAAGGGTATCGCAACCAAGGGCCTCATCATGGTTTGTCCGTGGTTTGCTTGCTGTGAGTGCGGCAAGGCGATCATTCAATCGGGCATTACGAAGGTGATAGGTCACAAGAAAATCTACGACGCCACGCCTGAACATTGGAAAGAGTCGATTGCATTGGCTTTCACCATGTTTGAGGAAGCCGGCGTCGAAACCGAACTTATCGAAGGTGATTTGGGAGGCGATTCCATTCGCTTGAATGGAGAAACCTTTCAGCCCTAAACCAATGGCTGATTATATCATAGAACGGATCGACTCGGTGTATTGCCGGGTATGGTGTGAACGTGGTTTGTCGCAGGAACTCTGCGACTATTTTACCTTTAAGGTGCCTGGAGCACACTTCATGCCGTCATATCGCAACAAGATGTGGGACGGCAAGATCCGTTTGTATAGTATTCACGACTACAAACTCTTTGCTGGTTTGGTGGAATATGTTTTCCGCTTTGCGAAGGATCGAGACTACACGGTAGAGTACAGAGACGGCAAGGATGCATGGGCAAAAGATCAGAACATCACCGATAAGGACGTGACCAACTTCTTTGATAAGGTATTGAAGCCGCACTCCGCAGGTAAGCTGCTGACGGCGCACAACCACCAGATCGACGGTGTGGGACACGCATTGCGGAAAAAACGATGTCTGCTGATATCTCCAACCGCATCGGGCAAGTCTCTAATTATCTACGCTCTGATTAGGTTCTATCTCGACACGCTACCCAAAAACCGTAAGGTTTTAATCATCGTGCCGACGACATCGCTGGTTTCTCAGATGTGTTCTGACTTTGCAGATTACTCATCGGAGGATCCAAATTGGAATGCCGAGGATCATTGTCATATGGTCTTTGCTGGGCGAGATAAGATTGCTGATAAGCGGGTTATCGTTTCAACTTGGCAGTCGATCTATAAGATGAAGGGAAATTACTTCAAGAATTTCGGTGCTGTGGTGGGTGATGAATGCCATTTGTTTAAGGCTGCGTCCCTTAAGGCCATTATGACCAAGTTGAAGAAGTGTGACTACCGGGTGGGACTAACGGGAACACTCGACGGCACACTGACACATAAGCTGGTCATTGAAGGTTTGTTTGGTCCCGCTAAGAAAGTGGTTAGCACCAAGGAGTTGATGGATAAGGATCTGTTGGCGAAGCTAAGTATTGATTGCATCTTGCTCCAGTATCCAGATGAGGAAAGAGCAGCCTGCAAGAAACTGACCTACAACGAGGAGATTGATTTCCTGGTGGGCCACAGTGGCCGAAACAAGTTCATTCGTGATCTTGCCATCAGTCTCAAGGGCAATACCTTAGTACTTTACCGGTTGGTTCAGAAGCACGGCAAGGCATTGCACAAAAGTATCGAGAAAGCGGCCGCGGACGGTCGCAAAGTGTTCTTCGTTTACGGTGGAACCGAAGTCACTCAGAGAGAAGAAATACGCCGAATTACGGAGCTAGAAAACGATGCGATTATCGTCGCCTCTTACGGAACATTTTCTACGGGAATCAATATCAAGCGATTGCACAACATTATCTTTGCTTCCCCCTCTAAATCCCGAATCAGAATCCTTCAAAGCCTTGGACGATCCCTGCGAAAGGGAGAGCGAAAAGACGTAGCAAAGCTGTACGATGTGGCAGATGACCTACATTGGAAGAAAAGAAAAAATTATACCCTAAAACATTTCATCGACCGAGTAATGTTGTATAATGCAGAGAAATTTGAGTATCGAACGGTCAAGATCAATGTGCCCAGACCATAAATATATGGGATAAGCTGAGGAAATCTATGACTATACCCGATAACTACCGATTGTTCAAGTTCAAGAATGGCGAAGATGTCATTGCTGAGTACTTCGAAACTCCTGAGGACACGAAGAATTATATTCTGCACCGGCCGATGAAGTTTCAAGTCATGATGGGCATGGACAAAAATCTCAACCCGGTGCCCCAAAAGTTGATTATGACTGAATGGTTGGCGTTCTCTCAGAACGATACGGCTGTGGTGTCCCGTGACACGATTCTCTGTTGGAGCAAGCCTTCGGTGATGATTGCCAAGGTCTATGATAATGAGAAGCGTCGTATTGACGAGATGCGGTCCAAGATTGATATGGACGCTGCACCCCCTAACGAGCTATACAAGATCGACAAGACTGGCAAGCCCGACGAGAAACGGGCTTCTGAGAAGAAAGCGATTATACGGAAGCTCAATAAGCTACATCGAAAGATTCATATTGTGATGAGTCTTGAAAATCTGATGAGGTTCTTGGAGAGTGTGGGACTAGACATTGAGGACGAACCTTGGAAGACGTTGGTAAATCCTCCCGATATGGATGATGATGATGATGATTTTGATGAGGATGATGATGACGAAGAAAGTCCTTCGAATTTGGATGGTAGTTTAGATATTATGCCCGATGTAGATGGTGAAGGGTTCGTTGATCCTTTCGGTAATCCTTGGGACGGTCCGACACCAACTTAGAGTTATCAGAATTAGCTTGACTCCGAGCTGTTCTGGTTGTATACTTTAGGTGTGATAGAGAGGTATTGAGTTTATCCCATGGCTGAAAAGAAACGAGTGACCAAAGAGGTCACGAAGAAGAAAACACGACGTAAGAAGAAGAAGAACGCTGCTCACTACGTGGACAACGAGGATTTCCTTGTTGCTATGGTTGCCTGGAAAGTTACGGTCGCCGAGGCCGAGGCAGCCGGTGATACAAAGCCTGGTGTGACCGAGTATATCGGCACCTGTTTTCTCAAGATCGCAACGCACCTATCATACCGACCAAACTTCATCGGGTATTCATACCGGGAGGAGATGGTCTCCGACGGCATCGAAAACTGCCTGATGTACTGCTCTAATTTCGACCCTGCGAAGTCGTCGAATCCGTTTTCTTACTTCACGCAGATCATTTACTATGCGTTTCTGCGTCGAATCCAGAAAGAGAAGAAGCAGCAGTACATCAAGTTTCGTTGCTTTGAAGCGGCCAATCATAGACAATCGTTCGTGAATTGGGCGAGGGATAATAATATGGTTGATCGTGATTCGAAGAACGTTATTGCTGATTACTTGAAGCTCACTTCGAATGACATTGCCAACTTTGATGCGAAGATCAAACCCAAGACGCGAAAGAAAAAGGTGACGACAAAGAAGAAGCGAACGACTCGCGGCACGCTGGATGGTTCGTTTGATGAGACTGCCGAATGAAGATAGCAGTAATCAACGACACCCATTTTGGTGCCCGCAATGACGCTGAAATCTTTTCTGAATATTTCTATCGGTTCATCGAGGAGGTTTTCATACCGTACCTTGAGGAACATGATATCAACACGGTGTTGCACTTAGGCGACTTGGTTGATCGTCGAAAGTATATCAACTTCAAGACATTGCAACGGTTGCGAACGCGGTTCATGAAAGCCTTAGAGGAACGTGACATTGCGTTGCATTTGATTCTGGGCAATCATGATGTGTTTTTCAAGAACACTTCGGAGTTGAACTCCATCACCGAGTTGTTTGGTGAGTTGAGCAACCTGACCATTTATGCTGAGCCTGAGACTGTGAGTTTCGATGGTCTTGAGATCGGGTTAGTTCCCTGGATAAACCGAAGCAACTACGATAATTCATTGAAGTTTTTGGAGACGACAACGGCCGAAATTCTTATGGGTCATTTCGAGATTCAGGGGTTTGAGGTTTACAAAGGTGTCCGATTCGATAGCGGACTATCAGGGGTTCCGTTCAAGAGATTCGAAGCTGTATACTCTGGCCATTTTCACCACAAGCAGGTGAAGGGAAATACCACTTATCTGGGCAGCCCGTGGCAGATTACGTTCTCTGATTTGGGTGTGACCAAGGGATTTCATGTGTACGATACAGAGACACGGGAGATGGAATTTATTGAGAACCCCCACAAGATGTTCCATAAGTTTCTGTATGATGATTTGAAAAATGATTATGATACCACGAAAGATCGAAGCGAGTATCAAAATAGATACGTCAAGATCGTCGTGGTCAACAAGACCAAACCTTACATTTTCGACCGGTTCATAGATGCCTTTTATGATGCGGCTGTAGCTAATCTGTCCATCGTTGAGGATTTTAGTGACCCCGATGGTATCGAAGATGTGAATATTGAATTAGATACCATGACGCTGATCGACAACGAGATCGACACTATGGAACATCTTGAGAATCCAGAGAAACTAAAGACTCTGGTTAGAGCATTATATGTGGAGGCTCTTGATTCATAATGCCGTATATTAAAAATGAAACCCGACCCACAATTGACGCTCCTATTTTTCTGTTAGTGAATCGGCTCGCTGCTGCGGGTCACATCGACGGGGAATTGAACTACGCCATTTCAAAGTTACTCCATGAGTGGGTTCTTTCTAGACCGGAAGGCTTGCGTTACGAGGCCGTCAAGGAAGTGGAAGCGGCTTTGGGTTGTGTGAGCGAAGAATTCGATCGAGTGGTGTCAGGCCCTTACGAGGATCGAAAGAGTCAAGAGAACGGCCCCGTCTCTGTTTTGGATGCTCCGGTTAATCTAGAAGTGTAATGATCGTATTCAAGAAGATTCGATGGAAGAATTTTCTTTCGACGGGCAACAACTTTACTGAAATTGATTTTCAGAAATCAAAGACAACGTTGATCGTCGGAGAAAATGGTGCGGGTAAGTCCACGGTGTTGGATGCCCTGTGCTTCGCCCTCTTTGGAAAGACCTTCCGGCGTATCAACCTACCCCAACTGGTCAACACGATCAACGAACGAGATATGGTCGTTGAGATTGAGTTCCAGATCGGCCGCAAAGAGTTTCTGATTCGTCGCGGGCTGTTGCCCCGACTGTTCGAAATTCATATCGACGGTCAGATGCTCAACCAGGATTCGAAGTCCCGTGATTACCAGAAGTATCTTGAGAGTAGTATCCTCAAGTTGAATTATAAGTCGTTCACGCAGGTCGTGATCTTGGGTTCGTCTACGTTCGTGCCGTTCATGCAGTTGACAGCCGCAGATCGTCGTGCGATCATCGAGGATCTCCTTGACATTCAAATCTTCTCCACCATGAACGTGTTGCTCAAGCAACGTATCCTGGTTCTCAAAGATGACATGCAGGCTGTGGAATACAAGATCGAGTTGGCGAAAGAGAAGATCAGCTTGC